GTTAGTCCAGTAGTCAAGGACGCTAAGACGGGCAATAGACTATTCACTGGTTTTAAGGTTCCTTTGGGTGAGGATTATACACCTGAATCCTTGACAAATCTATATAAAAATAAGGAGCTTCCTACAGGTAATTACAGGACATATATCCTGTCTAAGATAAAAGGACCTGTTAGGAGAATCAAGTAATGGTATTACAAGCAGCTATTGAAGGTCTAAACGCGACTATCGGTAAAGCTATTGGCAGGATAGAGAATGCCATAGCTATGTCTGATCAGGCGCAGAAGGCAAGCTTGGCTTTGGGTATGTCCCTGCAAGGAGCTAACAAAACTCTTGACGGATCTATAAAAGGTTTACGAGGCTCTTTCGGTACAAGGTTACAGGCTGGGTTAGCTGCCCTCAACGCAGGGTTCCAAGGCAACATTGAATCTGTAGGAAAGCTAATCAATCAACAGCAGCTTACCGGAGGTAGTTTTAGGAAAACGGCTGCTAGTCTAGCTAAGTTGGAAACCACAATGGGTCTTACAAGGGCACAGACTTCTGACTTGGCAGAGGCTATGCTAGAGACTAGTCAAACCTTTGGTGTTAGTACAGACAAGCTTGTAGCCTCTCTAGATGCCTTATCTGAGAGTATGCCCATACTTACTGAGGCTGGACTAGCTGGTGTGCCTGGGGCCGTAGCTGCTATGGCAGGTAGAGTAGGGCCACAGATGGAACAAGAGCTTAAGCGTGTCATGGGCTTTCTTTTCGACCCTTCTATGGAGACTCAAGGAAAGCTCGCTGCCCTTGGTTTAGGAAATCTTAGGGAGAGGATGGCTGCGGGACAGAACCCCCTTGATGCATTCTTAGATGCCATTCCACAAGCTTCAAATGTTATCGGCCAGCTAGGTGGTGATCTATCACAATTCTACGCAGGGTTCAGCGTACCCCTTAAGATGTTTGGTCCTGTTGCTAAAGACTTTATCGCATTGCAAAAAGCGATGAGTGCTAGGAACATGGTCGAGGCTAGAAACCAAGCAGATTTCTTCGAACAGATCTCAGTTCTTAAAAGTGAAATTCTAGCTCCTTTAGACAGGTTGTTTTCTGATGAGTTATACCCAAAAGTTCTAGAATTTACAGACCTATTGAGTAGAGTTGCAGGTCCCCTTGTAGATAAGATAGAAAAAAAAATTAACGAAATCTTTGACGACCCTCTTGTTTCTTATAATGAGTTTATAGTTTTTCTTGATGATGTTCAAGTACAGTTTACCAAAATAATAAACGGTTTGGCTAGTACAATTAATTTTATGACGGAGGGGATGGTTAGGTTTGTTGAAGAACTTGACAGTACGATATTTTTTGATATGAGACCTCAGGGAATGAAGGACCTGGAAATTCAAAACATGCTTACAAGGAAAATGCTAGAAAGTATGGGTCCTGAAGGCAGAACCGTCAGAATAGATATTGCTACGGGAGAACAACAAGTAATAACTAGAGCTGACCTAGAAAAACAATTAAGGACAAATGAGGCTAGAGAAAAAGAATATTTCGATAGGTTTATCGAAAGCACTAGATTAGGACAGATAGACATAGTAGAAGATAGATTCCAGCAAGCCCTTTTAGCGCAACAGGCAGACATCGCAGCTAATACAGCCGCAACAGCAGACCACACTGACCCAAACAAACTAAAAGATCAAATTCCTTTCATGCTCGACGCCTCAATAACTTCTCTTAGTGATGCTTTGTTAGCTATATCTAGAAGAGCAGTAGAGGAACCAGACCCATTCCAGGAAGCACAGTTGAGCTTGGGTGCAGCGCAGCTTGAGGCAATAGAAAATTCAAGCCGAGGAGGTATAGGTAGAAGACCATGAAGCCAATAAGAGATAGAAAATTACCGGATAGATCAAAGTTAATTTTCCAATTCCCCGTCCCCCAAGTGGGTGGAGGTAAGCTGACTGTAACCTTACCCTTCTTTGAGAATATAAAGATAACAGAAAACAAAAGAGCTAGGTATCAGAAGTACGATTTGATTTCTAGGTCGAGTCAATTGTACACGTATCTTGGTGCTGACTCTAGAAAATTCACTTTGGATTTTACTATGAGCTTTCCTCACATCTTAGAGGAGCATGGGGGGAACATATCAGACTTCTTAAAGTTCACTGACGCGGAAGACCCCAGGGCGCAAAAAGCATTATTTAAAGGTATAGCTAACTTCTTTGCTCCTGGATCTCTAATACAACAGAGTGGAGTAAAGTTAAGTGGGACTGCATCAAAAATAAGAGAAAACTTTGCTAATTTATTCAACACAGGCGACCCATTAAAAAACGAAGACTTAGAGGGAGCCCTAGGTTTCTTAGATAAGGGGGTGACAGGAGCACTTAATTTTGTTCGTGATCTTACTGGTCGAGAGGACATAGTGCCTGAACCTCCCTTCGTCTCTCAGTACGACAAAACAATTGATTTGGTTATGTACTGGACTAATATCATTAGAGCGTCGGTATTAAACAACGGAGACAACCCCATCTATGGGCCACCTATAATTAGAATAAATCACGGTATCCTTTTTCAAAATATACCTTGCATCTGTACAAACTACTCTATTGAGCCAGTGGAAGAAGGTGGGTATGATGTAGCTACGTTAATGCCTAGAAAGATTAGATATACCTTAAGCTTAGAAGAACTCCGAGCAGGAGACTTTGGAGAGTTTAATCCGGCAACTCCAGTGGAGCAGGATAATATTTGCGGTTGGGAGGCCGTAGTCAGTAGTCCTCATCAAAGTATTGACCCAGGTTCGCTATGAAGCAAAAGGAAAATAACCCACTCTATGGACCTTATTCAGTTGCTATGGATACTGTCACACATAGAGATGCTGAAGTCACCACAATATTTAACACAAAAAAGTTTGATAATATTCTTGAGAACTTAGATACCGCCTATGATTATGAGGTGGGTTACGTTCCTGCTGGCTTTGAGCACAGGCCAGACCTAATCTCAAATGTATTTTACGGATCTCCCGATAAGTGGTGGCTCCTGATGCTTGTTAATAACGTAAGCGATCCCTTTGAAGGATTTAAAGTTCAAGATAGAATACTAATACCGAAAGTAAGATGACTGTTCCAACGGCTAATGTTCTGGTAACAAATAATAAAGATGCGCTAAATGATTTCTTAAGGCGCATGGCTGAAGGAGTACCCATACCTAGCTTACTAGATGAATTAAATGCAGGAAGCGGTCCCGATGCCACTCTCTTTTCTAACTACAACAATCCTAACTTCATATCTTTTGAGACTGCTACGATGGGGTCAGACCTAGAAACTAAACTAGAGTTTATAGACCCCAAGAATGAGTTTGAGGATATGTTCTTCTCCACAGAAAATATATATGATTCTGTTTTGGATATTTTTAGAGAAAAGAATAGGTTTGGAGGAGAAGGCGCGATCACTTCTGAAGATATAGAAAGCAGAGTTCAATCTAGAGAATTTTATTTTGCATTCGGTGTAGGGGACTCCATAGAATCCTGGTCGGGTGTTCAGAAGATGTTCCTATCTAGTGCCACCATAAGCCCAGCTAAATCAAAGAAGATAACTCTTAAGTTTTTGTCTCAACCGAGGCCCCTCCAAAAAGATATGAGGGTGGGCCTCTACGGGGAGCCTTTGGACATAAATTTCTTAGGAGTAGAGTACGATTGTGAAGGCTACTCAAACAAGATTGATTTTTACGATTACTATAAGTTTGGTGACCCCCTTTATGGAGGAAAAAATAATGACTTAGAAGAAGACGGGCCTAATACTAGGATTGCTGTGTTAGGCCCTCCTTCTCGTCTTTTTGGGGTAGGACCGAATTCTTCTTTAAGTCCCAGGGATCCATTATCTAGTCGCCCGCGAGTAGATTTACACTCTATAGTGGTAGATACTATCATAGATTACTTAAGAAAGGCTACAAACGGAGCCAATGTAATTGTGGTTCTTCCTGATATAAATAAGCTATGCCAAGAATATTTAGACTCGGTTACTAGAGATTATGAAAATTCTTCTCAACCTGATCCTACCACCACTTTAAAGATAGCTCTAAATAACTTATTATCTAAGATTAACATGTCTATAGATGCCGTAAAAGCTCCTGGCCGAGGTATCGACACTAGAACAGCAGCCCACGAAGAAAGAGTACAGCCCAAGGGAGATATTTTAGCTTTATTAGAAAAAAAGTATAAAAATATCTTATTCCGTGCAAGATTAATTTCTGAAAAACAAGAAGGTATACCTGAACTAAAAAAGCCTTTGGATGATGTAATATTCGGAATCAACAGCATATCCAATAATAGCCGGAAGATATTACCCGTCCTGTTCTCTGAAGCTGACACTACTATTCTTGATTATTGGGGGAATCTACCTGCTAACTTTACTGTAAACGGGTATTTACCTGATACATGGAAACCAGAAAGACCTACAGTAATTTTTGGTGACGTTACGATGATAACCAATCTTCTGTATGCTCAACAGGAAATAATTAATAATGATCCTATTCACTGGCGTGAAGAGCAAAGTTTGGGTTCGACGTATCAAAGAGAAGTTAAAGAGTTATTTGATATAGAAAATAAAGTAACTCCTTTCGGAAAGATATCAAGTGTGCCTGACCAGTTTGGGTATACAGACGAGTTATTTACAGCAGACCAACTGAAGACAATTAAGGAAAAGAAGATACCTGTATTTAAATACAATACAGAGAATCCTAACATCTTGGATATTACATACAATGACGAAGGGCTCTACCTCAGCCTCCTTAATAACTTCTTTAGCCTTAGCGTGGATAGAATAGCTAGTGCCGCTGCTGATGGAGGAGTTCCTTTACGCTTATCAGACTTGCCTATAGTATCCAAGGAAGCGTTAGACGTTGCCATTATATCTTCAAAGATGGCTATGTTTGGTCCTGTCTTAAGTAATGAAGAAATAGTAGATGAGATTGTAAATAAAATTTCTCCTGAGTTATCTGATGAATTATTTCCTAATAGGACTTTTAAAGTTAAAAGAATAAACCCAGGAGATATCCGAAGGATCGCAACAGACGAAAGTTTTGAGAGAACGCTGCCCCGTGGAGATAAAAGATACGCCATAACTAATTATGTAGCTGAAATAGAAAAAAGTATGCAAGGAGATAAAGACTCCTTAACTATTAGGCTTTCTTCAGATCGGAAAACTGACCCAAAAACAATAATTCAAAGTTCCGTGGATTACATCGCTCAGGCAGCGAAGACAATTAATATAAAAACTCTCCCTTTCTTTAACATATCAACAAGGGGTTTGGCGCTACAAAATCCATGCATTGTTTTTTATCAAGATGCTCCTGTCCTAGCACAACAAAGACAACAAAGAACAGGGTTTAATAACTTCTTAACTGGGGTTTACGCTTTGCAGGGATATAGGCACAAGATAGGAAGAAAGGTAGAATCTGAATTCCTCTTAGCAAAGCTTGATACTAACCCTAGAAAGAAACCAGAAGAGGTAGAGATTAAGGAAGGGAAACCTAACCCTATAGTGCCAAGTAATCAAACTAGATCTATATGAATATTTTTAGATTATTAAAATGAAGAAAGAACAAATACAAAACACAGAGATAAGAAAAGCTGAGGTCCGAGATCGAACAGATGTAGGCGCTACAGGAACTTTTTTAGCTAAGATCTCTGGGCTTGGGGAAGGGTCTCAAATCGTTTACTATGTGAGTCCTTACGGTAGTGGAGCTAAAGCAGGATTTATAGGTGTCCCTGAACTAGGAACACAAGTTTTAGTGTGTAAGCCTTCAGGCAGTAATGAGTGGTATTATATGGGCAGCACATTCGCCCCAGAGATAGTGGAAGAGGGTGAGACCGCAGGAACCCCACCCTTCTCCAGAGTGGACCCAAGCATCAATAAGGTGTCTGGCGTACCTTCTAAGATCCTTCTCCACGGCAATAATGGACAAGGGTTAGAGATTTCAGACGAGCAAGACGGAAAGACCACTAACAACATCAAGACTGAGCTTACATCATCAAATGGGAAGAAGATAACCATGCATGATAGCCCAGGCATTGACGCTATCAAGCTAGACTCGGGGAACAATGCCAGTATAACATTAACACAAAACCCGCAGAACAATCCTCAGAAGAGCGCAGCATCCATTGAGGTAGATTGTAATGGTCCTCAGCTACACGTTTGTAGAGAATCAGATTTAGAGATGAAAGTATTAGGTGGAGGGCGAGAGCTTAATATCCAGAATAATGCTAACGGAGTGGCTTGGGGTAATTTTCAACATGCTAACCCAATAAACCCTTGCGGGAATGTTAATATACAAAGTAGTTACGGTGATGTAAACATTATGTCCAAGTCTCCAGTAATTAGTAGGGTTTTTATAGAGACTCTAGACCCTGCTGGAGGCGCTCAACTAATTCAACTAAAAACAAATGGTCCTACAGGGACTATAGTTTTAAAAACTGCTGGAACTTTAGCAATTGATGCGGGAGAAGTAGCTATACAATCCGCTGGAAATATATCTATGGGGTGTAACGGACTTTTTAGCGTAGAGGCTCTGGGGGGAATGGCGGTCCAAACTCCAGCAAACATAGATTTAGAGGGCGCTACGGTTAATCTAGCTCCGGGCTCGGCTCCGACTATTCCTGTAGAACCAATAATTGCAACTAGAACAGCATCACCCCTAAATACCAATGATTACTTCGGTAGAGGATTAGAATAGTATGGCATCATTCGACGTAGATACATTTTTAACAGCACAAGGACAGACCGGAGCGGGTCCGGTTCAAGCCCTAGGTATGGCTTATGGCGTACCTAGTTGTATGCTTAACTTAGCGGGCGATGTATTAAGCCTGTTGCCGACTCCTGTATTGATTTCTATGAACCTTGCTACCCAACAAGGAAAGGCTAAAGCTAATGAGATAATTCAAAAGCTTTTTAGGATTCTTCAGTTCGATTTAGGCATCATAACCTTTGATACGGAAACAGGAACATTTCAGTTTGGGCTCGATGACGGCTGGCTAGGTATTCAGGCTGGAGCGTTAGGAGAAATTCTAGGGCTAATAAATGGGTTATCCGCGTTTGGAGCGCAAATTTATCAAAATGTAAATGCAGCTATAGATCAAGTAGAGGCGATTATAGATTGCGTCGGTTCTTTTGGGGATTATATGTCTGCAAAAGATCCTGGATATGCGGCCAATCAACTCTCACCAGAGGAAAGAAGGGCGCAGGTAGAAAATAAATACGCTGGAGGCATAGCTGCCGCAAATACTGCTAAAGATTTTATTGCTCAGGCTACAGCTTTGGAGGATAGAATCAACGCCATTCTAAAAGCTAGACAAGATGATCCTTCTTTAGAGCCTGTGTTCAAGGATGATGCGGAGTTTGGTCTGAGCGGCCTCAATACGTCTGCTGCTATTGATCCTGGGCTCCTGGAGGAAGAAGTCTTCCGTCTTACGTTCGGTCCGCCAGAGACGGTTACAGGCCAGTATATACTAACCAAGGATGGCTTGTACTATGACTCTCAGTCGGGAGGCTTAGATCCTATTCTAACTGCAATATCCGGCGTTGTTCCGGTCGGGGACAGGTGGAAGTATGATTATGATCCCAATCTAGGAGGAAAAGGCGAGTCGATTGACATTGACTCACTCAATAAGTTTGCTGATAATATATTTGATCCTAGGCGAGTGGACGATAGTTTAGGCTTGCAGGAATATTATGATCAGGACCACTTCCTTCAGGTAGTAAAGCAGCAGAGAGATAAGCAGGTATTTGATTTGTCGGCTGACCTACAAACGTACATAGATCAGTATGGAGAGCAAAACTCTATTGTTCTCAACCAAAAGCAGTTAATCATATCTGAGATTGCTAATCATAACGACAAGATAAATAGAAGAAAAAAACAGATTGAGGTTGCTGTAAAAGCCCCACAAATTTATGGAGGAGAGACGCAACCTATTTACAGTCCTGGAGAGGTTCCAATTAACGACTTCTCTTATTTAGCTGACTATAATTTACAGGTTGATTTAGAGAAGCAAAGAGCTTTGGTTTTTGAGCAAGCAGAGGTTACTGGTATTGTACTTCCCCTTAATCCTAAGTTTGTTCGCTCTAGTCCCAAGCCAAAATCTTTGGGTTATGAACATCTTAATATTCCTACAATAGGTAAAGGCAGTATTATTTACTCTCCCTCCTCCACGGATAACACAAATGCTACAGTGCTTTCCCTTACGGATAACATAGTAACGGAAGGACTATTTTCAATATATAACTTCTTAGATACTAACCTAGAGTTGCCGTCGTCAACAAATTTCCAAACAACTAATTGCGCCACGGAGGATATGTATAACAACGCTCAGTTAGTAGGAACTTCAAGACAGACAATATTTACTTCAGGTCTAGCCATACCTTACTTGGAAGGAATAACTAGGAACAAGAGCACGGACACCGCTGCCGCCTCGGCTTTAGGCAGTTTTGTGAAATTGCCCGACACTCAAGAATATCAAAACTTAACATATTCTCCATCAGGTTTTAGTATGGAGTGCTGGGTTCACGTTCCAAACATCACTGACGCGGAAACAGGCTGGTTAAGTGGTGGAGCATCTTCATTAACTAAGGTTCTTTTAGCTTCAGAAAATGTTGGAATAAAAGAAGGCTTCTCTAACCTTGATCGTATGGGTGAAAATAGAGACTTAGATTTGCTTCCAAACAATAAGGGAGATCAGTTAGTACGCGGCATGGTGTGCGGATTTACAAGGGACAGAAGAATAACACAGTTATCTACTTCGTCTAATCCCATAGGCTTTAGCAATAACAATGCGGATAATGACCCAGTGTCCTCTTTAAGTTTCTTCTTAGCTCCTACAATATCAAGAGATGCCTCGTCTGCCTCTTTTGTAAACAACGATGAATGTGCGAATTACCCGACATTCCATAAGATGAAAGTTGATCTTTCTGCTACTGATTTTGGAAACGTATCCTCCCAGTTTGTTCTTATAGGAATAACGTGTAACCCGGAAACCGATGAAATTAGTATGTTTGCTGATGGTAACCTAGTGGCTACTTCATCCCTTTCAGAAGTTTTTGGTGTAGAAAAAAACCACACTCCATCTCTACCTAACTTTAAGCAAGCAAACAGTTTTGAGTATTCTTCAACCACTGTAGACGGCCCAAAAATATTGAAACAAGGGCCACTACTAAACCCGTTTTACACTCCTTGGATTGTGGGTGGAGGTTATACTGACGGTATGTATTACAGAGGAAACTTCATGGGGGGTGATCGAGGGGGAATAACAAGTGGTCTTCGTGGGCATGTAGGAAGCCTTAAGTTCTATAGTAAACCACTAAATAGTACAGAAGCAAAAAAGAACTACGATGCTCAACGAGGATTCTTCAAGAATATTAAAATCTAATGGCAGCTAATACAAGAGTTTCTAGGTTTGGAAAAAGACCAACCAAGTATGAAGAGCAATCCCCCAGGTCTAAGCGAAAGGAGATCTATGGGCTTACTTTTCCTTTAGGTATAAATAGAACCACTGGGGGATTTTTCAAAAAGAATAGCGGCAGGGTTATGATTAGGCAAGCTATTACTCAGTTGCTTAGAACTGAAAAAGGGGAGAGATTAATGATACCTAATTATGGGTGCAATCTAAGAAAATATTTATTTCAGCCTATAACTCAAGAGCTATTCAATAATATAAGAGAAACTATAGAAACGTCTTTTAGAAATTACATTGTTGGAGCAAAATTGTTAAAGGTTGGAGTTTTTGAGACGGGAGAGTATGACGCGGCGGGCGGAAATCAGTTAAGGGTTGTCTTATCAGTTCAGTTAACGACAGACGACCTTGAGATCTTTGACGTAGAGGCAAAAATAAAATGAATTTCTCAGGAACCATAAGTTCGGACTTTATGAAACTGGCCCCTATAGCCCTTAATAGGAGGCAGGACCTAATCAATTTTGCGGCAACAGATTTCTTATCTTTAAGGAATGCTCTTATTGATTATGTTAAAGCGGCGTATGCTAACGAATATAAATATTTTGTAGAGTCCGATTTAGGCATGATGTTTATTGAGTTAGCGGCTTACATGGGTGCGGTGATGTCCATGAAAGCTGATATGCTTGCTAATGAAAACTTCTTATCTACCGCGAAACAGAGGCAAAGTGTTAAGAAGTTATTGGAACTAGTGGGAGTTAGAATGCGAGGTCCCCTATCAGCAGCAGCAGACGCGCAAATAACTTTTGATGATGATTTAAATTCCGTAGGTTCAGTAAGTATTCCTCCAGTGCAAAGAACTTTTGAGATAACGTCTCCTGAAGATGGTGCTCAAACAACTTATACTTTATACAAGGTAGTCAATGGTTTAGTTGATCAGGCTACTGCCAATGCCACCATCACTCTAGATCCTGCTTCAGAAGGGCTGGGAGATGAAAAAAATATATTCCAAAACTTGGTAATACAAGAAGGATCTTTAGTTACAGAGACAGGGGAGTTTGCCGCTACGGAAGGACAAAAAACAATCCCTCTCACTGACGGACCAGTAGTCGAAGGTAGTGTGGAAGTATTTATTACATCTCCTAATCAGGAGTCTGAGGGTGCATATAAGGAAGTTGATACTTTGTTTTTTGCTTCAGGAGCTAGTGATAAAATTTTCGAGATCGTATTTGATGAATTTTATAACGCAACTATAGTATTCGGCACTGGGGTGGCTGGAATTTCTCCTCCTGACAATGCTAGTTACTCAGTAAATTACAGAGTGGGGGGAGGGACTAGAGGCAATATAGAAAAAAATAGTTTAGCTACTTCGGTAATTGGAACTAACTTAGGAAATAGTTATGCTGGTACGCTAACCAACACCTCAAAAGCCACTGGAGGCGCAAACGCAGAATCGGTGGAGCACGCCAAAAAATATGCCCCTCTTACATTCAGACGGCAGGATCGGCTGGTTACCTTGTCAGACTACGCAACATTCGCTAACACCTTTATCAGCACGTTCGGCACAGTAGGCAAAGCAACTGCTGCTACTAGAAATGCTTACTCTTCTGCAAACACCATAGATATTTACGTTTTAGAAAAAGCTAGTGATTTGCAATTACAAAGAGCGACACCCAACTTTAAGACTCAACTGTTAGAGGCTATGAGTGAGAAGAAAATGATGACTGATGATTTAGTTATTGTGGATGGACTTATAAGAACTTTGGATTTAGTCTGCACTATTAGAATAGATCAAGAACAGCAAGAAAACGAAGATTCTATAAAAGCTAAAGTTAGAGATAAAATTCTTACTTTTCTAAGCATAGATAATACTGAGTTCGGGGAAGGACTGTCTGTTTCCGAACTAAACAGGCAGATATTTGAAGTGAATGAAGTTCGTTATTCTACCCTAGATAATATAGGGCAGGACGTTAATATTGATTTTAATGAAATCCTACAACTAAACAACTTAACGATCAATGTCGAGTACCTAGCATAATGGTAGATAACAGTAAGTATACGCCTAATCCAAGACAGTTCTACAAAAGTAATTTTGTAGAACTTTTGGAGCTATTGACTCCCAAGCTATACGTCCAGGAAGATTTAGATCTTAGTGGTACGGAAGTAAATCCGATAAGTACAATAATAAATGCTCATATTCAAGCAGCAAAAGACTTACCTCAAGTTTTACCTCTGTCCTCTATTCCAGGAACGCAGACGAGCCAGTTAAGTTCGTTAGAGGGCATCGCTCAGTATTTCGTAAAACAAAATAATCTAACCAACGTAACCACTCAAAGTTTTTTAGAGAAGATACTTCTTCCCTTAGGCATAAAATATTCAAGTTATGATACTAGCTCAGAGTATAGAAGCTTTCTATCTTCTAATTTACTGCCTAAAATAGTTCCACCAGGAATATCAACCCCAGGAACTATAGAAGATAATATGGTTGATCTTTCAGCCCTTACGGCGGATACTAATGCTAGTAGTGTTCATAATTATTTAGTAGACAACTTAGGATGGTTTTACTTTTTGAACACTTCTGGCTTGGGGGGATTAGATTATAGCCCTTCGTCTTTTGTACTGGATAGTCTATCAAGATTATTCCTCGGTGGTCAACTAGAAACTGTAGACGGAGTGAAAGGATTTACAGAATACCTATGGAAGAATGTTGAAGCTTGCTCTTTTGGGGAGTACATTCCGCAGGATTTTCTTTCTGGACAAGCTGATGCCATATATGAAGCCAGCGCAGGGGAAGTGGCAACTTATACCAGCGGAGTACAGAAGTTAGACAACTTAAAAACATTTTTAGATGTTATCTACTCTCCCCTAGCAATAGATAAACAAGATTTTACAGTAAAAGAAGCTTTTGATAATTTCATTGACGCGAGTATAATTCCTGAAGACAGAATATCTAATGGACCTTATAGAAAAATATTAACCGCTCTAGGCTTTCATTTTTCCGACATATCTGATCAAGTAGAGGGCATAAAATACATCTACGATATTGAGAATGCTGATAAGGAAAACTTAAAATATATTGCTGACCTCATAGGCTTTAAACTACGGGGGAGTAGCCCAGAAAAGTGGAGACACCAGCTTAGGGTGGCTACAGATCTTTACAAAAAATCAGGTACGCAACAGGCATTAAGGGCTGCGCTTAATGCCATCATTGTTGACAGTGTTTTGGATGTGGATAGCCACATAATACCTTTGTGGGAATCCTACGTTCCTTTCCTTATTTGGTATGCTTTAGCAACAGGATCCCCTTTGTTTAAAAATTTAAAAACTTGGACTCCTGAATTAGCTAAAAGTGCAGGAGTAGTAAGTTACAGTTCTAGCAGCCTGGAAGATAATCTAAAACTTGTTACTGATTCTATATTACTAGATCTGGTATCAGTTTTCCCAGATAACTTTAAATACTTCGGAAAGAGTTTTCCTTTACCTAGGTTCTACTACTTAAATGAAGACGGATCAAAGGGGGATTTATACACAGTCTTAGGTGATCCGAAGATGAAGCCTTGGCACGGGCATACAGTTGGTGGGCCAGGGTATCAAGCAATCCGTAGGCAAGCTGAAGACTTCGGTGAGGGGGCATTGTGGGACCTAGCTGTTGGACCGGGACCCTTCGGTGAAGGCGTGTACATGGTTGGAAAACGTCACCCTCAAGGACTAGAAAGACCTACTTATCTACTTTTCGAGGGAGACATAGAGTTCCTATTTAATTATCGTGGAAAACGTAACTACCCTATTCCTCCGTTTGAGGAGGTAAAATACTTTAAGGACTCTACTGTAACTAAACCCCTGTCTGATCTTTTAGTAGAAAAATTAAAGTGTTTTAAGGTTGATCCTGATTTTGCTGATCAAGTCGGAGACTTTATTACTAGTGGTGCTGTAACTTCCGAAACCAACATAGGATCTTTAAATGAGTTCCTGATGTTCTTTAGTTCTGTCCAAAATCCTCCTAATTACGATGATGTAATGTTTAGTATCTCAGATTATGAGAAGAATACACTTAGTTTATGGAACGGAAAGTCTTCTCATATTTTCTTAGATTTTGAAGAAACTGATTTCGACTTTAGGAATCGTTCCTTGCAATCAGACTCTAAGTATGCACTATACGAAACAGCAAGAGTAGCTCAGGAATACTCCCCAGCGCATACGATACCAAGGGTAAATTTAAATGCAAGTGCAGTTGATGATTTCATATCATCTTCTACCAATTTTTTGTATGCCAGTTTCGATAAGGACGATACCCGAGCAGGATATTCTTCTGGTTCAGTCCTAGGGAATACTGAAATTAGTGGCGTGTCCATAACGTCTGACCCAGGAAGAGAAGGCTTTAGCACGTTTAAGAGAGATCAGGTTGACGGTGTAGAGACTCAGATAAGCTCAACTGCCAGCATCGTAGGCCCAGCCAGAAGAGACCTCAGGAGAAGAAACTTTAAGTATTTACTACCTGAGCAAGGACACTATGATAGGACAGGATTTAATGGCCCTATTAGCTACGATCCCTCCGTGATTGAGCGTTCAATGGCTAGTTCTTTAGGAGAACTAACTTTAGGCTATGTGGCTTCAGCGGGTAAATTTTTTCCTGTAGTAGACCACACAAATATCTCTGGGGTTTGGCATATTTGTGAGGGACTTACATCTAAAAATGCTTTCTCAGGCGTAGATACGAGTAATACTTTTCCTTACAGAGGGCTTAGAAAGTTGGGTTCTGACGCGAAAAACCCGGACATAGATTCTGCTACGGATAGGTATGTCGATAGAGGACAAACTCCAAAGATTATTTTATCCATGCATTCGTTGATGGAGAAAAAAGCTATCGCTTATGCTGAGGACCAAATAACTAGAAGCTTATCCTCTTTTGATAATGATGATTATTGGAAAGACCAAATACAGAGTTTTGCTAACTCGGCAATAGCAAGTGGGTATGTAATAAATTCCTACTCTGATTATGAAAACTTTAGTTTTGGAAGGGGTCTACAAAAAGTATTCAAAGATTATTGTATTAGTTTTGGACAACATCCCTTAGGACCTACCTTCCGAGATCGCACGGGGGGAAGTATCTTCGCTCATGTATTTGGAAAAGCATTGTACAATTCTGATTTTAAAATTCTTGGTCAGAATGGAAGCTCTTTTATTCAGACTTCTTTCCGAGATAACCTTCCGATAAATAGAACTACGGTGTGGTCTGACGGTGGACCAGGAACATTTACAGCCAGCAGTCTAAATGAGGCTGTTGTGCCTCTAGTTGGGAGTTATATTTCTGGGCAAGCATTTGATTTTAGAAACCCTACAATTCTAAGTGGAATTGAATTTTGTGACATCTCAGGTGCTCCGACTAGAAATGAGTTTAGAGTTATTAATTTAGATCCTAGCTCTGCGGTACAAGGTGGAGATAACTATTTCGTTCAGAACCCCGTAATCAAGTGTAAGTCTGTAGGTGGCCTTCCTAGGTTAAGATTTGATGTTTCTTCTTACGGGGACATGCCTAATATCTTGAATCCAGAGCATAAATTTAAATTAAATGTAAGAGCTTTGGTAGCAGACGAAACTCTTCCCCAACTAGGGGGAGGTCAATTAGGTGTTTGGATTCATACGGAGCCCGCTGAAGATTTGATGTGGTCATGGACTCCAGAGGGGAAGTGGTCTCCAACAGAAGTTAGTAGCTTAAATATTGATCAAGTAATAAAAAAGTTAAGCCATAAGTATAGTTTTTCTGTTAGTACACCAGAAAGATCTGTGAGAGGATTCTGCTTGAATAATCAAGAGGCCCCAGAACAACAGGTAAACGATAAGAGCCTCAATAATTTAAGAAAAGAATTTTTTGAAAACTTTCAAATAGAATTTGATACTAGAAACTTTACAATATTTAACAACTTTGAATATAAAAAAATTATACCAAAAACAAATGAGCAGTTTAAACTAACTGATCAGGTTCATAAAGATAGGAATTATGTAATAGAGGTGTTCTTTATACCAAACAGTAACTATAACAAGTATTTACTGATTGACTCCATATCTTTAGAGGATTCTACTCTGAGATATGAAGCCGGAATATCCACAGGGTTAGGTTTAGAGACAAGTGGTATTCCCCTTAGGCCATTTGTTAAAGAGTATAAGTATGAATTAGATAAAGAAGAACTCGCTGGGGTTTTAAGCTTCTATAATGGTTTAACTGGTATAAGAGCAGGAGAGAATACTACAGCCCTAGCGTCAAGGGACGCAAGCGTAACTTCTGGAACTCTAGAAGTAAGCGGAGGTAGTAGGATATCTTATAGGGTTCAGCCTGAATGGGTAAACCATACGGACGGACCTAACGGAAGCTATAGCGTGGTGGAGTTTGATAACTGATGAGAGGTGAAGTAGAAGTTTGGAGTGGAGGCAAGCTAATCCTTAAGGAAGCTAATATGCTAACTGACGGAGCAGGAGAGTTGTTAGCTGATATTATGACCGTATCCCCATCCCTTTCAGGTATAGATGATTTGGCTACTTCTTCCATAACGGATGCTTCTAATTATACAATACAAGCTATCTCTTTTGGTACTGGGTCCACAGCGTTCCAATCTAACGCGCATAACCTTGACGACATAAAGAGTACTGTTTACGGATCACAGTTGTTCGATATAAAAGAAGAAGATTCAGGAAATATAGCGGTATTAAGAACTAATAGAGAAGATGGAAACTCTACTAGTAATAATCAACCAGTATTTACCTCTTTGCCCACTGCCCCCAACCCAGCGTTGAGTTCTTTAGAAGTTGATACAGCTTGCTCCGCTGCTTTTGAAGATATTTCAATAAGCTCTGTTTTTCCAGGAAACGGACAACTTCCAAATTTTCTTTTAAGTCCGGTGGTTAACGGTGTTATAAAAAACACTGTTTTAAGCGCCGATGTTCTTGCTTATGGAACCGCTTCAATTTTAGGTTGCTTTCCTGAAGGTAGTAGCGTAACAAGAACATTGGAGCCCAGTAGAGTGGTATATTACGACCAGCAAGGCTCCTCAATAAGAATACCTTCTGAAGGAGGGTACTTCAATGAGGCGGGCTCTATGGATATTTCGGGGTTTGTTACCGCAGTTTCAGGAACGGCAAGCACAAGCGGGCTAACAACGTCATCCAACTCCGACTTCTCTTCAAACGGAACTATTGAGTATGCAGTAACTTTGTCTAAGTCTGATGCACTGTTTGCTCATGCTTACGGAGGCATTTTTCATTTAGGTCTTTGGACCATAGATATGAACAAGTCTCTTCTAAATGGAAATACACCTCCTTTTGGGTTTAGTCTACTAGATAATCCTAGAAAGTACAGACTGTTTTGCAGGAAAGGTGTGTCAAAAGATCTGACCTACATAGAAGACATTACAGCATACGAGGATCTAACAATAAAGTGGAGGCTTCACTTCCTATGAAAAACTTTACAGAAGAATTAGGTATTAACGGACACCTTACCATCATAAAAAAGATGAGTACGGGCGAAGAAGAAGTCCTTCTTGACGACTCTAACATAATCGTTTCTGGTATGGGGGTTGGTCTTTCTTACTTGTTTGCGGCTTCTGGGTCTAACAGTATCTTAGACTATCAAATACAAAAGTTTCAGCTTGGAGTTTCTGGGCCACCCGAAGGCGGGGTCACCAGTGCGATCAACGAGTTATCGGGACCTCTATCATCTTTAGATGAGTATGGTACGGGAAGTAACTTAGCTATTTTTGAGGGAACTCAGATTGTAGGTAACAGCGACATCACAGGTAGATTTTTCGCTGAGATACCTGCAAGTAAAATCACAAGGATTAACGATAGCTCAGTGAGATACACGTTAGTTGTTGATGAGGAAGCAGCAAACGGTTTAGAGCGTGACGGAAATGATGCGGCAATAAATGAGATAGGAATGTTCATGAAGAACCCGAGAGGAACAGTAGATGATCGACCCATTCTCGTATGTTACAGAACATTTAGTGACATAGTGAAGACTAATGATTTTAGTTTAATTTTTAGGTGGACAATAAACTTCTGATATGGCTTTCAATAAAAACGACATTTATACGAGCAGCGGCAGCGTTGTGCTATTTAATTCTTGGACTCCTTATGTGTCTAAGTTTGACACCAGCACATTCTACAATTGGGAGCAGGATAACGTCCCTCTTTATGATCTAGAAGAGCGCACTTATGAGCTTTGGGAGCAAGGAGGCTTTGCTACTTCGGCTGGAGTCCCTGGGCTGGCGTTGAGCGTTTCTGCTGATACTCCTGCGCTTACACTCCAACAAAATCCAAATATATTCGTAGATGTTAGTTCTGCTATTGCAGCCATTCCTAAAGTTGTTCGGTTCCCTGTGCTAGTGGAAGTAGCAAACTTTGGTGACCTTGGCCCACTAGAGCTACACAACTTTAGAATAGAAGAAGAAGGCTCCATAGAAATTATAAATAGAAACTTCTCTAGGACATACAACGCTTCCTCTGATGTGAGAACTGTTGGAACTCCAAGCATAGGTCAGTATCTTCAGGTTCCGACACAGATTAGCTCATTAGATTTAAGCAACACGTTAACGGATACATCCTGTGTACATATCGCAACCCCTGTTCTTTCTGGAGCGGGAGACATCAGGTTCAATAAAGTAAATTCTATTTTCTACCCTTCTCATAGTGAAAGAGCTACTCCATTAGCAGTTACCCTTTCAGGAGGCTCATTTAGATCTGGCACGGCTAATCAGTTTGTTCCTAATGTTTTTGAAAATCTAACCGAGGATGGTACGATAGTATCGAATGATATTAGTTCCTTCGATACCAATGCTTCGATAAATATAAAGCGTCCTCAAGTAAGTACAGCAGATCCTTTGGGAGGAAATGTATACGGCAATGCTTGTTCTAAGATTAGTGTAAAGAATTGCGACGGACCAATATTTATTAGGCACTTCTTTGTTGACGGACAAGCCGCAAGACCTGTAGGTGTTGAGGTTACTAATTCCAAAGTGGTTATTGAGAACTGCGCTGCGGTTAAGTGTCAGGAAGCCGGGTTCAAGTTTAGTAACTCGGAGGTTACCTTATCTAGGTCAGCTTTCGCTTACAGAAACTATAAAGAGGCTACGGCAACCACAAGAGAGCCTGAGCTTGGAACTGGCTTCCACTTTATAAACAGTGACGTACTAGTTAGCTCTTTACCTCTTGACGTAACTTCTA